CTGGCCATTACGGGGCACGGCATGACGCACGGCCGCCAAATATTCAGCGTCGACCAGCTCGGCCGCGTGATCGCCTTGGGGATTCAATGCGCAGGTTTTCGGGCAGGTGCCGAAAACACTGTGACCACCGGCGCGATAAGTTACCGCGATGGGGCCGGTCTTTTTGTTGCCTGAATTTTTAACGGTTTTAAGCATTTTCATTCTCGCTTTCTAGGTTGCTGGCCGGGCGGGTTGCTGGCCTGGTTAAATTTTAATCTAACGTTTATCAACTTGTCAACTACCTACAAATAAAAAACCCGGCACGCGGCCGGGTCTGGTTAGGGTCTAGTCGATCAAGCCGGGTCGCGCAGCTCTTCGGTGTTTATTTGCCGGTACTTTTCGAACAGGCCCGGAAAGGCTCCCAGGATGCGGGCCTTATTGTCACCGTCCGCGCGGAAATAAGCCAGGGCCAGAGCTGCAGCAAAACTGCCGCCCATTTTTTCCATGGTTTTCGCTGCGCGGTGGTTTGCGTCGGCCAGGGCCTGGATGTGGTTGTTTGTGTACAACTGTTTAAGTTCGGGATTCATTGCTTCTCCAAGTTACTGGTCACGCCAGTGGTCCAGCTGATTTTTTAATGATGCGGCCGTGTCAAACCAGGCCGTCGGGCTGATGATCGCCCGGGGGTTATCGTCGGGCTCGCCAGCGGCCACAATCTCGGCCGCGTAACGGCGCACGGCTTCAAGGATAAAAGCCTGGGACAAAGGGCCGCCCGGGTTCATGATCATCAGATAATTTACTTTCTGAATGTTTGTTTGTGTCTTCATTGTGGCCACCTCATGCGCGGATTGAAAAACTGTTGTTCTGGAAAAAATCCCGGATTGCCTCGTCGATGTCCAGGTTTTCGGTGAGCTTGTCGGGGTCAATCTCGCTGGCCAGGTCGGTCAGGTCAATATCGCCCGCTATCTCGGTCAGCTGGCTATCGGTGAGCTCGCCCGCCAGGGTCGAGACGTCGATATGCTTGGCCAGCTCTTCCAGGTCGATGCGCTCGGCCACGTCGGCCAGCTGGGAGCCGGTCACGGCCAACAGCTTGGACTCCACTTCGGCCATTTCCTGGCGCACCATCTCGGCCACCATTGGGCGCAGCTGCTCGGCCAGGTCTTTCACAAGGGCTTCAATAATGTGTTGCATGTCTTTCTCGCTTTCTAGGTTTTGGCCTGGCGAAATGCCTGGCACGGGTGCATTGTAAAACTACTTTTACCAACTTGTCAACTATCCCCGCCAAATATTTTGTGGAACAGCCAAAAGCCCAGCAACTTGAAAACCAGGCCTTTGTGCTGCTTGTCGTCGGGGGGTTTCGGTGGTGGTCGTCTCAGCGCGCGGTAAAGCGCGCGGCGTTCTGAGCGTCGCATATGGCATGTCTTTCTCTCTTTCTGTGGTTAAGGGCGAGATATTCGCCCGGTTCCACCATAACACAACCCGGGCATACAAGTCAACTGTCCACAAGATGGTTCCGCAGCTCTGCCCATGAAATGCCTGTCCAAGGCCACCGGGCCAGCGCAGGGGTGTCGATGCCCAGGTTGACCAGGTCAATGGCCTGTTCGCCACAGTACAGCAGCAACTCAGACTTGCTGGCATGCGCAGTGCCGGCCGGGTGATATTGGACAAGGATGTAGGTCGGGCAGCGCAGGTCGGCATGCTTGATGTGGAAAGCCACCTGGTGCGGCGACAGATTGACCTTGCGGCCGCGCTTGACCACCTTCAGCTCGACCATGACAAAAACCCCATGCGGGAATGCCAGCAGGCAATCCGGAATGCCCAGATTGACCCGGGACTCAATCCGGGTGAAATGGCAGTTTGGGATATTTTCCCGCACCCTCTTGTACAGGTTCGCTTCCGGTTTCAGGGCCATCTGGTTCTTCCTCTTCGGGTTCTTCTTGGATTTGCTTGGGGGTCACATCCACGATGAGAGCGGCCGCGCCACCGTACAAGCGCTTGATCTCTTCCAGCTTGCGCTGCACTTCGTCCTTGCTCATGCTGTCGATGGTGCCGTGCCGGATTTCCTTGCGCTCGATGTAAATCGTGCCCAGGGCCTGGCCGCGCCGATATTCGGCCTGGACGGCCGCGCCATATGCGCCAGCCTGCAGCGCCTGGTCGCGAATGACCTGCAGGTCTCGCATGTGGCGCTCAAAGGTCGTGCCGTACTTCTCGCCCAGCTCCCGGCGGCGCTCTTGGATTGCCACGACAATGTGCGGGCAAATCTCCGGATCGGTCAGCTCACGTGCACGGTTCTTCGCCCAGGCCTCGCTGTACCCGGCGCGCAGGGCGGCCTCTTTCAGGGTGACATGGCCATCGCCAGCACAGAACTCTTCCACGAACTTCCATTCCTGGGGTGTCAGGACTTTGGGCTTGTGGGGTTTGACCGTTGCGGTCACCCGGGCCTCGACAACAGCGGGTCGGCCGCCCAGGTTCTTCCCCACCAAGAACTTCTCGTCCTTATACGCGCCCATCAGGCAACCCTCCACAGCCGCCAGCCTTCGCCGTACCGGCGGCACGTGAACCGCGTGCCAGGGTTCCTGCGCGAGTGCATGTAGGCCGCGCTGCGCAGGTTCTTGATCCAGGTGGCATCCAGGATCAGGAAACTGTCTCCAAGGGCCATATCAGCGAATGGATAGCGCTGGCGGGGGTCGCCGCCGCCGGGCAAGGGGATGTTTTTGTCGATATTCATGCCTACATTGTGCAACAAATCCACGTTTAAGGCAAGGAAAGCCTCTTTTTGGTCAAATTCAGGGTTTTATATAGACTTTTTTTGATAGATGTATGTTTTTATTTTTCAAAAAAACGACCGCGCGCGCATTTTATGTAAATTACATCTATTGACTATGTGTAATGAAGAGTGTTCTCATAACCTATTGATTTCATTGAACTATTACACCATTACATCTATTACGTCTAATTTCAAAAAAAAAAATAAAAAACACTCTTACCCTAAAAAAGTCTATATAAAACCCCGAATTTGCCGTGAGCCGTGATCCGCGCACCCTCCCCCTTAGGGTAAACCCCTACAAACATACCTCTTGACACGTTGACAGTTGACATGTTATATGGTACAATGTAGATGTCAGTTAGAAAAATTGACAACCGTTCTTTAACATTTAGAAAGAGAGAAAGTATGAACACGAACAATCGCGTGTGGATTGAGCTCGAGCTCCCAGAGCCTGGGCACCCTGAGCAGGGCCGTGCCCGAGCGGATGCAGCCACCAAAATGCTGAACAAGCTGGGCGTGACCCGTGGGTCTTATTCCGTGGTCTGGTTTGATGAGGACAAGTGGCTTTATGCCTTTTGCCAGGACTCAGCCGGCACCTTCACATGGTCCGAGGACCATGGCTCTTGGTTCAATTTAGACAAGCTTGCTGCTTGACCTTCAACCCCGCCAGCTCGACCCTGGCGGGGTTTTTTATTGCAAACTGGTCCCCAGCCACTCCTTGTGGTCTCCGGACAGCATCTTGGCTGCCACTTCCATGGGCATGAGGTCGCCGAACTCGATTTCCGTGACTTCTCCGAACTCCGTGGCCCGTGGGTCTTGGATCACGGGCCCGATGAGGGCGTACTTAACGCCGCCTGAGGTGAGGATGACGACTTGGACCATGGGCCGTGGCCCGAGGACTTCGAGGATATCCTGGAGGGAGGGGGTCATCGAGGTGCCTCGACCCATCCAACGCCTGGACCTCCGTCCATGACGCCCAGGTCGAGGGCGAGTTTCTCGACCTCCCCTTCCAGCCTTCTGTTTTTCGCCAGGAGCTGCAGGACCTGGTTGGAGAGATGCTCCCCCAGGTCATTCTGCACCTCGATCCTTCTGCGCAGGCTTTGGACATACTCCAGAGTTTCTACGCAGGTGATGGGCTGTGGTGGTTCGTCAGTCGAGAAGATGGCGGGTCGCATGTGAGTTCCTTGTGTTAAAGCTCGTGCTTGTTCAATTGTGGCTTGGTTTTCGGGTGAGCGCGAGCGTGGATGCTGAACTGTTTGTAGGCCACCAAGTTTTCCTCTGGGGAGAGGTGGGCGTAGGTCTGGGGTGTTTTTGGCTTAAACGCAGCATCTTTAGCAAAGATGCTCGGGCGTGTGTCTTTCTTCCAGTCAAACGGGTTCATGGCTGCCTCATCTTTAAAGTTTCTGCCCTGCAATCGTTCCAGCCTTGCACATATTGGGGATGCTCACCCTCTCGCGTTCCAAACGCATCTGGGACTGCTGGCTGTGCTGCGGGTGGTCGGTCAAACAACTCAGGCAGTCGCTCGTACAGCATCTCAATAAGTTGCTTCGTTGTTGGCTGTGCTTTCATGTGTTTTTACTCCGTAATTTGGCTTCTATGGCATCCATAAGTGGAAGTGTTCGTGCGTAATGTTCTCGCCTGATTTCTGTGCGCTCCTCATCCGTCAGCCCAACCCATTGCCGCTGTGCTTTTTGCTGCCAGTAATGCACATCACACAGGTCACCCTGATCAATACCTTCACTCCATAGATTAAAGGCATAGCTTCCGCATGTGTGAAAGCCATCCTTCTGAATTTGTTTGCATCGCTGTGTCATGCGCTCCCCCTGTTCCGGATTGCTTTGGCACATCTTTTGGTTTCCATGTCTTCACGATTGTTGTCACCCATGTATCGGGCATCACACACCTTTGCACACGCCTCACGCTCATCAGCACGGACAAGGGCTTCAAAGGCTTTGAGTTTTTCGTCATCCAACCACCAGCCGTGGCTGATTGTTTCTGCCATGTCTATCGTGTCTCTCATAAAACCCCCATAATCCAAAAGATACCCGTCCACACCAACCACATGATGGTGACGGACACCACGGCGGAGGCAATCGCCCCGCCGATCAGGATCAGCTTGTCGCTCATTTGATAATCCTCAAGAATGCGCCGCATCGGGCGCACTTGTAAATTGGAGAGCCCTCGACAGGCTCCCACATGTGTTGTTTGCAGTCAGCCATCAAAACTTCTCCCGGTAAAACTTGCCGATGACCTCGGCCAGTTCTTCAATGTGAAAGTCACCGCCTTCGCCACCGGCATCGCTGATCCAGATCATGCCGGGTAACAGGCCGGGCCTGAGGACCCAGCCGGCCACGTGGACCTCGTAGCGCTCGTGGCCATCCTTGACGCCTTGGTCATAGGCCACCTGGGCCTTGCACGCGTCTTCGATGGTCATGAGGGTGTGCTTTTGGCATTCTTCCCAGACAAACATGGCGTTTGTTTCGCCAAGGACTTTTTGTTCAGGGCGCGGCAATTGGGACCACCATTCTGTAAAGGTCATGACCTCGCTCCAAACAGCCCCGTGATCCGTGACCAGGCCAGCTGGCGCAGTGACACGTTGGCCAGCTCAGTCTCAAGCCCATTGATCTTGTAACCCAGCTCAAGGTTGGTGCGGACCATGGCATTCAGCTCTTCTTCTGCGTTCTTGGTGGCGCGGTCTACGCCTTCGGCAAAGCCGCGTTCGTAGGCGTCCTTGGCCACTTCTTTAAAGGTGCGGCGCTTTGCTCGTTTGGTTTCAATAGTGATCATATTGTTTTTCCATGTGGTTAAAAATCTCACGGTCAAGTCGAGCGTGATCGTCAGGTGTCATCTTGCGTTCAAGCCACGGTGCTGGCCGGCCTTTGCGGTCGAGGATTTCCCATTCCCCTTCGCCACCCTCTTCGGGGTAGCAGCGCTCCGGTGGCCCAGAGCGCTGCGCGGGGATGTAGACCTCCCAGTACTTCACGCGAATGAGGCAGGGGATGCCGCAGACGCGGGATTCAAACTCTGTCATATCTGCTCCTTGATCCGATAGTCATGAAACACGGCACCCTTAGCCTTGTCCCCTACTGCGCAGTTCTTCACCCACACCTGCTTGCCAGATTTAAGCGTGCGCCAATGTCCACGGCGCTCGTGCCAGCGGGGGCTCGCATGCGTGCCACCCTGGTCCTCGGACCGTGGGCTGCGGGGCTCAATCACCACCGTGGTCCAGTCGTAGGACGGGACCTTGCCCTGGCGGATTTTTTTCTCCCAGTTAGCACGCTTGACTGGCGTGTAACCAACAGCGGGCAGCGTGTCTATGGACTCCAGGAACCTGGCGATGAAGGCTAGTACCCCTGTTACAGAGCCGGTGCGATAATCAAAAATCGTGCCGTCCAGGTGCCGACACAAGACTCCTTCCTCCTCCACAATGTAGGTGAAGGGGGTGGTGGGCTTGTAGGATTTTTTGTCCAACTGCCACCCGACCACTGCAGTAACTTTTCCTACTCGGTTAGTCAACAAGAGCGCTTTCTTGTCCTCATAAGCGCACACCAGCGCTGTAAAGGGAAAGGGCAGCGGCCTCTCCAGGATGTCGCCGTCAATGACCTGCTCCGGCTTATATACCGACGTCATGTCAAACCACTGGTAGTTGAGGGCCTCCTCAGGCTCAAGGCCCACCATCTCTTGAATCAACGGGCTCATAATGGCATGTCCCCGTGCCATGGCTCGTCGTCCATGCGCTTTAGGTTGAAGATGAAGCGGTACTGCGGGTGCACTTTGACGAACAAGCGCGCGTAAAACGCAATGTGGTTGTTGCAAATTTTAAAGTCTTTGCCCGTGGTCTTCATCGCCACTTCCCAGCGGATGCGGTTGATGATGAGCCAGTGACTGATCTTCCTGTGACCGTGGTTGATGGCCTCCAGCGTGAAGCGCTCAAAGTATTCCCACACGGCCGGGTTGGCCGCGTTGAATGCGTTGAACTCCCGCTGCCGTAAATGGAACGGGGTGTTCATGCTCATGAGGCCTCCGACACGTAGGTGATGGCCAAGAGATTCTGAATCATGCCTTCCAAGTGGTTGACGCGCTCTTGAGCCTCAAACCGCACTTTGGTTTGCTGCACCTTCAAGGTTTCAATCTTGCTGGCCACCAGCTGCTCAGTCGTGAGAACAAAGTCCACCGTGATGGTGGCCTCTCCCACATAGGTCCAGCCGCTGCCGCGCATATCGTGCCGGGTAAACACCAGCGACTCAAGGGCAGCAACAGTGCCAACTTGCTCGGGGCTCAAGTTGCAATGATCAGGCAACCATGCCTTCAATGTTCCAGTGATTTCGTTCATTTCTATCTTTCTATGTTGTCAGGATTGACAAGTTGATTTTAACAGGAACCAAGAGGCCCCTGTCAAGCGTTTTTAAAAAATTCCAAACCAAATGCCCGTGCCGTGCACACAGCCCACGGGGAAGAAGATGGCACCTGCAAGCAAGAAGCCCCAGGAAGCAGTCTTAAGACAAGTGACGACGTGCGTGAACCAGGCCAGAACGACCCAGCCTATCCCAGCCATTGCAATAATGTCGGTCATAGGTCTACTCCTTGATAAATCATTTCAATGCGGCTGGTTTGGGTTGACAGCATGCTGTTGAACGCGGCGAGTTGGTTGGCCAAGGCGCAGCCTCCTCCGTCTGATGTGCGCAAGCCTGACGCTGTCTCTGGAATAGGGAGGCAGGCAGCCGCCAGGCGGTTGTCCAGCGCGTCAATCACGCTTGCCAGAACGTGGAGGTTTTTCTCCAGCTGCTGTATCTCGCGGGTCACATTCCCTTGCTGGCGCTGCTTGGCTTCAGCGCCAAGAATAGCCCCGGCGTAAATCCGCTCCTGGCCTTGTGCCATTTGCTTGAC